ACGACTGGAGCGACCACAAGGTTGCCACTGATCTGGGGGTGCCGCGGGCGTGGGTGGAACAGGTCCGCGAGGAAATGTTTGGCCCGATCAACACCAATGGTGACATTGAAGACTTTATGAAGGGCGTGGCGGAACTGGCGCTGTACAAGAAGCAGCTTCAGGAGTTTGAGCTATTGAAGCCTGAGCTTGAGAAGCTTCGCGCCATTACTCAGAGCGTTAACTTGGCGTCCATGCTGGAGCGCATTAACAAGCTGGAGAAGCTTGAGGCGCTTGTTAAGAAGCACATTCAGCGTTAGTATGTGAATTGACGGCGGCGTGGAAAGCAGACACGCGGTTCGTAAAGCACTGGTGAAGAGAGCGCTTAAAGTGGCTCATCCGCAGCACGATGTGGACAGGGGTGATAAGACCAGTAGCGGGGGTAGCGTCCCGCCCGTCAATGTTCCGAATTGTCACCGGATGGTGCGCGTGCTTGCAGTCGCAAGCTAGGAACGGAAAAGGGGGTAGACAAAATCTACCCCCTTCTTATGCTGGCGTAGCTCAGTTGGCAGAGCGCGACACTTGTAATGTTGAGGCCGTAGGTTCGATCCCTGCCGCCAGCACCAGCCCCAAGCGGGCCAGTTCCTGCAGCATCCCGGTAGGTTCCCAGCTAATCTCATCCGTCACAGGATCGCGGCGGATATGGTGGGCTACCTCCAGCCTGTCATAGTCAGGGCGGAGGTGGGCGCAAGGTTCATGGCGCTTCATGTTGCACCTACCACGGAAATTCGTCAGACGGCCAGACCGCCTCAAAGATGCGGCCTTCGATGACGCGGAAAGCTTCGTCGCGAGACAGGGGCTGGTCAATTTCGTCCAGTTCGAAGACGCCCCAGAAGTCGCGTTCCTCAGGTTCCAAAGTGATATTCGGGTGATTTGTAAGGTTAATCAGCATGTTACAGTTCCTCTACGGTACGGGTTATGGTAATATGTTCAGGAGACACTTCGTAGGTTGCTTCGCCAGTCAGGAGGGCCAGCGCACAGCGGCGGGTGATGCCCCAGCGGGTGGCGCAGTTACGGACATGCACGGCTAGTTCGTAGCTGTCACCGGAGCGCACATAGCCGTCATATACGGCCTTGCTCAGGTTGACATAGCAGGGGAGCCAAAGAAGCCCCCCTGCCTTCGTTTCAGGGGCGGGAAATGTTTCTGTGATCGTCATTGGTGGCATTCCTCATGGTCGCAATCGTCATCCGTGCAGGGGAGGTAGAGGACGTAGAACACGCACTCCAGTGTAATCTCCATATCTTCTTCAGGGTAAATCTCAGCCCACACGGCTGCGGCTTTCTCAGCGGCTTCACGGGTGCGGTACCCGCCAATGGCGAACTTTCTCATCGCTCCCTCCCTCACAGCTTCACTTGCCAGTTGGTGCCCTCAGCATAGGCAAGGGCGGCTTCCTTGGTCTGGAAGTGGGCCTTGATGCAGCCCTGAGCCAGTATCCACCAGCCGCCTTCTTCGTCGTAGGACAGGTCAGCGGCAGAGCCAGCGGCTTGGTACCAGTAGTCAGAGCAGGCGGCTTCAGCAGTGGTGCCCTGCCCGATATAGCCGCTGTCTTCAGGGGTGTCGCCAACGTAGGCGTACCATACGTCATCCGTAGCGTCGAAGTTAATGGTCAGTTTCATAATGTCCTCCTTAGGGGCGGTTAGCCTATTTGTTGAGGTACTTCGTCAGCCCGTGGCGGGCGAGGTGTTCCCGAAACTGGCGCTTGCCAGCTTGATTGCTGCGGCTGCTGTAGGGGCCGCGCTTGGGCTGCTCATTCGCAATCACCCAGTCAGACAGCGCCTTGCTGGCCTGAATGGCGGCTTCGCGTGTTTCGGCTGAGGGATTGGTACGGGCTTCGGTCAGGGCGTTCTGGTAGGCGGTGGTCAGCGCGGTCTTGGTAAGGTTCGTCATAGCATCCTCCTATGGGGGCCGTAAGTGGCCTATGGCCGTTACATATCACTGATCCGTGAGAAGTGTCAACAGGGTCCAAACATTATTTTCGGGGCAAAACCAGTGGAAAAGGCCACCATTTTTGCGCAAATCCGCGTATATTGTTCGCATGAGCGATGACAGCAATATCATCAAGTTGCCCAAAGGCAGGGGGCGTCCGCCATTCCAGTGGACCGCTGAGATAGAGGACTACATCCTCTTCAAGATTATCGCGGGGCACAGCCTGCGCGCAATCGTCAAGCTGGCGGAAGAGGACTACAAGGGCAAGCCGTTCCCGTCACTGGATACTATCGTGGTTTACGCTGCGTCAAATGCAGACTTTTCAGTACGTTACGCGCGTGCGAAAGAGTTGCAGCAGGACATGATGGCGGAAGAGCTAATCGACATTATCGACGGAAAGCACCCGGAATTCATCAATGCAGAACTAGGCCAGCGCAAGGAAAGCGTAGAGGCCCGCAAATGGGTTATGGGCAAACTCCGCCGCAAGAAGTGGGGCGAAGTCAAGGTCACTGAGGTAACAGGCGTGGATGGCAAAGACCTGATCCCGGCTCAGACCATAGACCCGCGCACCCTCAGCCCCGAAGCCAAGGCGGCTTTGTATCAGGCGCTCCAAATGGCCATCGCTCAATCAAACGCTACAGACGCAAAGATTACAGAAGAGGGAGAAGACAAGTGAAGCGTATCAAGATCAAGGGTAACCAGTATGCTGAACTGGTGGGCTACGAAGGCGTCTGCACTGGCACTGTCATGCATACCCGCCTTGAGAACACGAACCATGGCGACCTGTTCCTGAACTTGCTGTCAAGGGCCATGGAACGCGGCGTCGGCCTGCTCAGCCCGCCGGAACTGGTCAACTATTGCTACGAGACAACCCGTCTGGCTTACGCCAAGCTGGCGTCTGACGGCATGCTCGCAATCCAGTCCCCGCCTCAGTCGGCTATTGACCGCAAGCTGGACCCCTCCAAGAAGGGCCGCGCTGATGACTGAGTTTCTTATCGGCATGCTAGAGGCGGGCCTGCTACTGGGCGGGCTTATGGTCATCATTTTCGTAATCTTCATCATGGCGGAACTGCGCGCCTATGACCGTGACAAGATCGGGGATTAGCCATGGCTAAGAAGAAAGCGCCGCACGGTTCAAAGCGTAACAAGGGCCTTCAGTTGTATCTGTGGGGCGTCCTTTACACTCCCAAGGGCTTCCCGCCCCGTTTGTCCGTGGTGACATTCCTGAACCGCAAAGAAGCCGTCGATTTGGCCAAGAAGATGCGGTTCTTCGATGGCGTCCAGCAGGCCAAGTCTGTTCGCCTCATCGCCAAGATGAAAGGTGACATATGACGCCGCTGGAAGTGATGAAACTGGGCTACCTGATGCGTCAGGCTCAGAAGCACGGCTTTACCGCCACCTCAGTGGAGCTAGAGCGCCAGTTTGATGCGGCCCTCGTTCCATACATCAATCACGCAAAGGCCGTAGAGGCGGAGGAAGAGCGCAATGGACGTAGGTAGGACCGTGCAGGCAATGCTGGATGAGGCCCTGCAGGCGGCCCAGAACGGCTCTACAGCGGCCAACACGCCCGAAGCCAAGGCGGCCTATGCTCGCGGCGTTCGTGCCATGGCGGGCATTGTCCATGCCTGCGCAAGGGTGGCCGATAGCTACGCCGAAAGTCATAAGAACCATGCGTTTGCTGGCGTCATGTTTGAAGGATACGCAACTGCCTTGCGCCACATCGTCAAGTCCGCGGATGACCTGATCCCGCCCGGATATGAGCAATGAGCGAGAAGCGCGTTAACTTAACCTGTGCATTGTGCGAACGCGCAGTGGTGGGCGTTCACTACCTGTGGGATACTAACGGCAGCGAAACAACGGTCTGGTTCCATGGTGATGAGCCTGAGGATCAGTGTTTCATGCACAAGGCGGCCAAATCACTAGACCGTGAGATTGGCGTGGTGGGTACCCCCTACTCACCAAATAGTGATTAGTAGGTATATCAAATGGATAGGTGGGTTATGGACTTGGAAGCTGTGAACCGCGCACTGGCGGCTACCGTCAGGAAGCAGGAGGAAGAGCTTAAGGTGTTGCGCGCGGCGCTCACCGCAGACAATCAGACGCTAAGGCTGCACTTAGGCGAAATGACAGCACAGGAAATGCGGACATTGCGGGCAGGATTTAGGTGGGCGCTGGCCCGTGCTGTTCTTGGAGGTAACAATGACTGACAACGTGGTGAAGTTCTACTCGCTCCGCGCCGCCCTAGCCCCTGACGTGGTGCTTGAGCATGCGGCAGGCGTCTACGATGAGGTGCTGGTGATTGGCTACAACAAGGACGGTGAGCTTGATGTGCGAGCCTCTCTGAACTTCGACATGAAGAGCATCTTCTTCGCGCTTGAGGCGTTCAAGCATCAGGTTCTGAGCGGCGAGTATGGGCATCGTCAGGAGGAGAAGCATGACTGACATTGTAGATAGGCTGCAAGATGCCACTGACCGTGACCGCATTGACGATGCAATAAGCGAAATCACCGCTATTCGCGCTGACAACAAGCGCCTGCGGGCGGCGCTGCGAAACGTGAGGAAAAAACGCCGCGAGATGGATATGGGTGACTTGTCGGCTGATGAAGCCGTGTGGGAAGCCGATGACCTCGCCCGCGCCGCGCTGGAGGGGAAATGATGACACTTGTGCCAAACGAAACCGAGCAGGCGTTGAACCGCCAGTACGATATTTATGAGGCAGCCCGCGAGGAGTATCGCAAGAAAATCGCGGAGCAGGCGGTAGAGATTGAGCGGCTGCGTGCTGGCGGCTGCGCGAGGGATCAGGGCACGACGCAGTATTGCGCGGAGGCGGCAATGAAGGATGCCGAGATCGCCAGCCTGCTGAACACGCTGGCCGACGAGCGCACAGAGAGCATGAGGCTGCGGGCGGCGCTGGAGTGGCTGACCGGACGCCTTGAGCAAGACTTCAATGGCGGTGAAGCACTGCACCGTTGGGAACTGAACCACGCCCGCGCGGCGCTGGAGGAGGGCCGCACATGAGCGACGTTGTAAAATTTTACCCGAGGGGCGCAGCCAAGAACCCTGATGCAGTGCTAGAGCAAGCAGCAGGCGTCTATGATCAGGTGTTCGTCATTGGCTACGATAGGGATGGGGCACTGGAGGTGCGAGCATCACTGAACTTTCCGATGCGCGATATTTTCTTCGCCATTGAGGCTTTCAAGTTCAAGGTTCTGAACGGTGAATACGGAGAGGTTGTTGTGGAGGCTGAGACGTGAACACGAACGAACTGGTGAACTGCGGCCCTTGCGGCAACGTGCTGTGCAGCCAATACGGCTGCCAAAAGCAGCGCCACCTCACGCCAAATGCGGGCATCACCATCGTGCCGCAGGGCTGCATCTGCCCGCCAAGGAGTGAACAGACATGCGGAAACCTGCATTGCCCGAGGAAGCCGCAACGTGCACGCGCGGGTGTGGCAGGGTTTGGTAGCGCGGTAGGAAAGGAAAGCACATGATCGACAAGAATAAGCACTACCGCACCCGCGATGGCCGTGAGGTCCGCATCTATGCGACTGATGGCGTCAATGGGAACCGCGTTCACGGCGCTGTTTACCACCAAAAAGCGGGGTGGGAACACAGGGCATGGTTCCCAGATGGACGGCATGGTGCTTGTGATGCCCACCCGCTTGACCTCATCGAAGTCCGCCCCCGCATCCAGCGTGAGGTGTGGGTGAATGTGTTCCCCGAAAGCGTTAGTTGGGCACTGTTTGCCTCAAAAGAACTTGCTGACAAGTATGCCCATGATGACCGCATCGCCTGTGTTCGCCTCACGATTGACTGTGCTGAAGGGGAAGGTTTGTGATGATTGTTGAAGAGAAGAAGGCAGCAGACAAACTCTGTGTCCGGGGCGGATCAATTTTACCGGCTGGGTGCCAAGGCTCCAAGTGTATGGTGTGGCGGTGGGCTGACAAAGGTGACCGCTACTTTGACGCAGCACTTCAGGCGTGGGCTTCTAAGCCAGACTTATCCACCACTCACGGCTACTGTGGCCTTGCAGGGAGGCCGTGATGACCCGCCCCGATCAAATCCCTGACGAGGCGGTGGTGGCCCCTGCATATGAGGAGGGCCACCGCCGCCCTCCGCGCAGGGATCGCCGCGTGGCCGGGGTCTGAACCACTTCGCAGGAAGAACGGCCAAGGCAAGGGAATCTTTCTCCCCTTTCTGAAGGAGAACGCCAGTGACTGACATCACCATCCCGCCCGAGCCGCTGGAGGCTGCTGTCACAGCTTTCAAGCGGGCTTTTATGGCTGGTCGGAAGGACGCGATGGAGGCGGCCATCACCGCTTGCCTTGAGGCGTGGCAGGGGGCCGTCATCCGCCCGCCGTTTCTCCCAAACCACATCATCCTCCCTCTGCCAACAGAGAACCCACATGACTGACAATATTGTGAACTTTCCCGGCGCTGTGATGGGCTGTCACTGTTCAAAGGCGGGGGCTGATGGTGCGGCTACTGATGGTACCCGCATCGCCTGTGTGAAGTTCACGATTGACTGCGAGGAAGGGGAGGGATTGTTATGATCGTTGAAGAGAAGAAGGCTGGTGAATGTTGGTGCCCTCATGTACGCCACCCCGGCGAAGAAGGCGGCACATTTAACCGTGGTTTTGAAGCCGGGAATGAAATCAACACAGGTCGCACATCTGGAAACTGGTCGTGTGCTTGTATTGGCTCCCGCTGTATGGCGTGGCGGTGGGCGCTGGTGGATGTCGTGCGTTCTATGGATGACAAGTTCGCCCCTGCTGCAGAATGGATTGAGCGCGAACCGTCCACCACTCACGGCTACTGCGGCCTTGCGGGGAGGCCGTGATGATAAAGGCTGACCAGATACCGGATGAGGTGGTGGAGGCGGCTGCGAGAGCAGCGTGGAAACTGAAAGATCAAAGGCTTTGGGAAATCCTGAAGGCTACGCAACCTAACTGGCAAGACGAAGCCCGCGCATCTATCGCCGCCGCCTTGAATGCGTGGCCGGGTGTTGAGGTGGTCAAGTGGTATCACGCAGACCAATCGCTCATCCTCCCCCTGCCGCAAGGCGCGGCTGCGCCGCTGGAGCCGCGCGATGAGTAGACCAATCACGAAGGGTCAGTTTGCCGATTTGTGGCTCAACGAGTTTGCGCCAAAACGCCTCTGCTGCCTATGTGGCAACCGTGGCATCATCGACACACGGGGAAAGGTGTTTTCCCCTGCGGGAATTGAGTGTGGCGCGCTTGTCTATTGCATTTGCCCTAACGGGCGGTCGTTGAAAAAACAGAACTTTCTGCCTAAGGAGCCGCTCGATGAATAACGAACTGGTCCAATTGGTGGTGCAGCTATACGAAAAGAATTGGGGCGTGAAGGACCACGGGCTTGCCCGCGCTGTCGTCGCCATGTGCATGGAGGAAGCGGCGAAGGCCTGCGATGCGTTAGCGTCAGACCCGCGCATGTATAGCAGCGAGAGGCGCAGGGGCGCTGGGCAGTGCGCCGCCGCCATCCGCGCGCTGAAAGACAAATGAGGCGCTTCCGCACCCTGTCCGTCCCGCAGCACGCGCATCCGCTGGTCAGGCGGCTGTTTCAGGAAATGAACCATCAGCGCATTGGCATGACAGACATGGCGGAGCGTGTAGGTATGTCCCGCTTTACGATAAACGGGTGGAGGACGCGCCATTGCCCGCGCATAGTTGAGTTGGAGGCGTGCTATAATGTGCTTGGGTATAAGTTAACATTGCTGGTGCTAAAAGATGACGCCTGAGAAGTTAACGAGCAAAGTAATGAGCATAGTGCGGGAGAAGCAGCCCGAAAGCTATGACGCATGGTTTTCGTTGATTGTCTGTGAGACACTGGAGCAGGCGGCAAGGGCGCTTGATGAGTGGGAGGATATGTACGGCGATGCAGCCGCCGCTGCTGTTCGTGCCCTTAAGGATCAAGACAATGCTTCTAGACCCTAAGCTCTTCGCACAACTTGGCGGGATTGATCCCAGCCGCCCAATAGACGCGGCGGCCACCATGCGCGAGTTTGAGGCGGAGGTTTATGAAGACAGCCTGTACGAGTTTATGAAGGCTGGCTGGCGGTACATTGACCCTAACCCATTTGTGGAAAGCTGGCATCTAGGAGCGATTGCTGAGCATCTACAGGCGATCTGCGACGGCCAGATCACCCGCCTGATCATCAACCAGCCGCCCAGAACGTCAAAGTCCTCCATGCTCGTGGCCTTCGATCCATGGGTTTGGGCGCAGCGCGATCACACCGACACGTCAGGCCCGGGCGTCCAGTTCCTCCATGCGTCCTATGCGCAGAACCTGTCCATCCGCGATAGCGTCAAGACCCGCCGTCTGATCGAAAGCCCGTGGTACCAGAAGTATTGGGGCGACAAAGTAAAGATCACCTCAGACCAGAACACCAAGATCAGGTTCGACAACAACGCTGGCGGCTACAGGCTTGCCACATCCGTAGGTGGTACATTGACTGGGGAAGGCGGGGGAATAATAATTATCGACGATCCGCACAACGCGGTAGAGGCTGAAAGCGAGGCGGTGCGCACCAGTACGCTAGAGTGGTTTGACAACTCGCTTAGTACCCGTCTGAACAACCCGCGCACGGGCGCGATTATTCTAGTTATGCAGAGATTGCATGAAGAGGACTTGACGGGCCACATCCTGTCCAGTGACGCGGGACAAGACTGGGTGCATCTCATGCTCCCCATGCGATATGAGAAGGACCGCGCCGCCGTCCTGTATCCTAACGCCATTGGCTGGTCTGACCCGCGCGAGGAAGAGGGGGAGCTATTGACCCCTGAGCGCTATGACGAAAAGTCTGTATCGCGCTTGGAGCGCCAGCTAGGGCCATTCGGCGCGGCGGGCCAGCTACAGCAGCGGCCTGAACCCAAGGGCGGCGGCATCTTGAAGCGCGACTGGTGGCAGGATTGGGAAAGCGAAAACTACCCTGAGGTTAGCTTTGTCGTGGCGTCGATTGATACTGCCTACACAACCAAGGAGGAGAATGATCACTCCGCCATGACCGTGTGGGGCGTGTTTGAGGATGACAACGAAGTTCCGCGCCTGATGTTAATGAACGCATGGCGGGCCAAGCTGGAACTGCATGAGCTTGTGGAGAAGATCGCCGCCTCATGCAGGCGGTTTAAGGTTGACCACATGCTGGTAGAAAATAAGGCCGCTGGCATTAGCGTGGCTCAGGAAATACGGCGGGTCTACGGCTATGAAGACTGGGGTGTGCAGCTAATTGACCCCAAGGGGCAGGACAAGGTGGCCCGGGCCTATAGCGTTCAGCATCTGCTGGCGGATGGCCTGATCTATGCGCCCATGGCGTTTTCGTGGGCTGACATGGTGATTACTGAGTGCGCCTCTTTCCCCAAGGGGAAGCATGATGACATGGTGGATACCGTTACCATGGCTCTGCGCTACTTCCGCACCACTGGGATGCTTATGCGCGGTTCTGAGCGCACGGCGGACCTTGCGGATAGCCTTGCTTTCAAGGGCAATTCAGACGATAAACCCTTATATCCCGTGTAAAGGACATTAACTTATGCTCCGAGTGCAGGCTTTCATCACTAACCAGACGGGCCGCACTTACACGGTTGAGGCTCACGCTGAGGGCGTTCCTGAGCCATTTATATTCAACATTGATGCAAATAGTGATAGAGATGCGGCTATGGAAGCAATACGCCGCGTTGAGGCTTTTGATGGCCTGATCGCTGACGAAGCAAGGAAAAATTAACATGGCAGTCCCGGGTCTGAACCCCAACATCCGCCTTGTTCCCGATATGGCAGAGGAGCTTGACCTGAATGATATTGTCGTTGTTGACGCGGACGAAGGCGGTGCTGACGAACAACTGGACGAGGCAGGGAATGTCCTCAGTATCGAACACGAGAACGGAAGCATCACCGTCAGTATTGACGGAGGACCAGTCCGTAGCGCAGACGCCTCCGACGAACCCCCCGGGTGGTACGACAACCTAGCTGAAAAGATTGATGAGCTTGAGCTTGGCCGCATTGGCGAAGAGATTTTGCGCGGCATTGAGGCGGACATTCAGACCCGCTCAGACTGGGTTGAGGACCGCGCGCAGGGCCTGAAGTTGCTGGGCCTTAAGATTGAGCTTCCCGGGACGCAGGGCACAAGTGATGGCGCTCCCGTTGAAGGCATGAGCAAGGTTCGCCATCCGCTATTGCTTGAGAGTGTCCTGCGTTTCCAAGCTAACGCGCGCTCTGAGCTTCTGCCTACAGACGGTCCTGTAAAGATCAGGGATGACAGCAACAACTCCAGCGACGAACTGGATGAGCTTGCCAATGCTCTTGAGAAGGACATGAACCACTACCTGACAACCGTGGCGACGGAGTATTACCCCGACACGGATCGCATGCTGTTCATGGTGGGCTTTGGCGGCAATGGCTTCAAGAAGGTCTATCACTGCCCGCTGCGCAATCGGCCTGTGTCGGAAAGCATCGACGCTGAGGACCTGATTGTTAACAACAGCGCAACTGATCTGCAGTCTGCCAAGCGCATTACGCATCGCATCATGATGCGTCCGTCTGTGGTCAAGCGCATGCAGATCATTGGCGCTTATCGTGACATTGCACTGGCGGAACCGCAGGAGGCCAAGATTGACCCTGCGAAGGAAGAGAAGAACGCACAGCAGGGCGTGTCCAATACGGTGATGAACCAT